CAATACGACAGGAACCGGCAATGTAGGGATAGGAATAGGTGCGCTTGGTCTGAACATTTCTAACGACAACACCGCCGTAGGTTATAACGCACTCTACAGTTTAAATCATGCAGCAGCAGTAAATAATACCGCTATTGGAAAATTTGCTGGAGGTAATAGCGCAGGTGGCGCTAGTATGTATGGCAATGTACTTATCGGAATGTATGCTGGGTATGTTGTAACCGGAAACTATAATGCTTGTTTGGGCTATTATACCGGAGCAAATATTACTTCAGGCAGCTACAACGATTGCATCGGAGAAGAAGCTGGCACGGATGCAGTGATTAACATAACAACGCAATCTAATTACATTGCGATGGGCAGTAATGCTAAAACAAATGCGTACATTAAGATTGCATGGACAGTTACATCTGACGCAAGAGATAAAACAGAAGTCAAATCAGTACCGCATGGGCTAAGTTTTGTAAATCAACTTAATCCGGTTGCGTTTAAGTTTAAGAAGTCCCGCGAAGATGCTACGCCAACTGGCGATGTGCGGTATGGTTTCTTAGCTCAAGATGTCTTGGCTCTTGAAGGTGCTGACTCGGTAGTGATTGATGCTAAAGACGCAGAAAATCTAAAGTACACCGACCAGAACATGACCGCCATTTTGGTCAAAGCAATCCAAGAACTCAAAGCCGAATTTGACGCATATAAGGCAACCCACCCATGACCACTTTTACCACCACCATCACAAATATGTACACGCTGCCCCAAGTTGAGGGGCAGACCGATGTTGTAGTCAATGTGCTATTTAATGTCGCTGGCATTGATGGGCAGTATGCCGCCGAGATTGGCGGTAATCAGCAATGCACCTTAACGCCGGGACAAGCATTTACCCCGTATGACCAGCTAACGCAGGATCAGGTTATCGGCTGGCTCGACCCGCAGATGATTAGCAACTCGCAAGCGTGTGTACAGGGGCAGATCAACAGCATGATTACCCCGCCTGTCTCACCTACCAACCAAACCCTTCCTTGGTAAACATATGACCGACTCAATTAAACTAGAACTCCCACTGAACGCAGTGAACCTGATCTTGCAGTCCCTTGGCAAGCAGCCGTTTGAGGTTGTGGCTGATGTAGTGCAAGCGATCAGGGAGCAAGCAATACCGCAAATCCCGGTTCCGCAAGATGTGCAACCAGAACTGCAATCAGGGTAGGAACTGCGTTTGCCGTAAGCCGACAGACTGGTTAGCTTTTTTTAGACGGTTTTTTGTGAGACAAGTATGAAACAAGGTCTTTACAGTAACATCAATGCCAAGCAAAAACGCATTGCGGCGGGGTCTGGCGAGAAGATGAACAAGCCGGGAACCAAAGCTGCGCCTAGTGCAAAAGACTTCAAAGAGTCGGCTAAGACCGCTAAGAAAAAATGAAAACACCCGCATGGCAGAGGAAAGAGGGCAAGAATCCAGAAGGCGGTTTGAACGCCAAGGGCCGTGCCTCGTATAACAAAGCCAACCCAGACAAGCCGGGGCTGAAGCCCCCGCAGCCGGGCGGCGGCGCTCGTAAGGATTCATTCTGTGCCCGGATGGGCGGGGTGAAGGGGCCGATGAAAGATGAGAAGGGTGAGCCTACCCGTAAGGCACTGGCCTTGAAAGCCTGGAAGTGCTGACATGGAAACCCAAAACCTAATCAACTTTGGCTTTGCCGGGGCCGCTAGCGTTTTGGGTTGGTTTGCCAGAGAGTTGTGGTCGGCGGTAAAGGAGTTGAAGTCGGACATAGCCAAGCTGCCACGGTACTACGTCCAGCGGGAAGACTACCGCGAGGACACGCGGGAAATTAAGGAGATGCTAGGAAAAATATTTGATAAACTGGACGGAAAGCTAGACAAGTGATATAGTCACCCGCACTGGCACGGACTGCCTGGGATTCTTAGGAATCGGATATGGACGAAGAAGTAGTAGCGGAAGTCACTCCCGCGCCAGAACAGGTTGCAACGGCTGCTCCTGAAACTGAGGTAACACCGCCGGTAGCCGTAAAGACTTTCTCGCAAGAGGAGTTTGAGGCTGAGATAGGTAAGCGGCTTGCAAGACAGCAGCGAAAGTGGGAGAGGGAACAACAGGTTGTGGCACCGCCACCGCCCGCGCAAGACCCAAAGCCCGAGCAGTTTGAGTCTACTGAATCGTACGCCGATGCGTTGGCATACAGGAAAGCGGAACAACTACTCGCGCAGCGGGAACAGCAACGGCAGCAGTCTGAAGTTCTTAGCGCGTATCACGACAGAGAAGAAGACGCCAGGACTAAGTACGATGACTTCCAGCAAGTCGCGTACAACCCGGCGCTCAGAATCACTGATGTGATGGCGCAGGCGATCCAGTTTTCGGATCAAGGCCCGGATGTAGCTTACTACCTCGGCCAGAACCCGAAAGAAGCGGATCGTATTTCTCGGCTGACGCCTTTAGTGCAGGCCAAGGAGATTGGTAAGTTGGAAGCCAAATTGGCATCTGACCCAATCGTTAAGAAAACGTCAAGCGCCCCAGCGCCTATTGCACCTGTCAAAGCACCCAGCAGTGGTAGCCCCACATACGATACAACTGACCCGCGCTCGATGAAAATGAGCACATCAGACTGGATCGCCGCTGATCGCAAACGACAGATAAAGAACGCTGAAGCAAGACTTCGCTAACTACTTTTTTTAAGGAAATACCGTGTCAAATAGCATTCTTACCATTGACATGATTACGCGAAAGGCTCTCGAAATCCTCGAGAACAACCTCGTAATCACCCGTAATGTCAACCGCCAGTACGATGACAGCTTCGCTGTCGAAGGTGCCAAGATTGGTTCTACGCTGCGTATCCGCTTGCCGGATCGTGCGCTGGTGACCGATGGTGCAGCCCTGCAAGTTCAAGATGACAACGAGCAGTACACGACCCTGACTGTGGCTTCGCAAAAGCACATCGGCGTGAACTTTACGTCTGCCGAATTGACCATGCAGTTGGATGACTTTGCAGAGCGGGTTCTCAAACCCCGTATCTCGCAGTTGGCATCTAGCATCGACAATGACGTTGCAAGTGCTTACAAGAGCATTTACTCGTCGGTTGGTACTCCTGGCACCACGCCGTCCACCTCGCTGGTTCTGTTGCAAGGCAACCAGAAGCTGAACGAGTACGCTTCGCCTATGAATGATCGTTACGCCACGGTTAACCCCGCAGCTAACGCCAACTTGGTCGAAGGCATGAAGGGCTTCTTCAACCCAACCTCCACTATTAGCCGCCAGTTCACTGCCGGTATGATGGGTACGGGCGTGCTGGGCTACGATGAAGTCAATATGTCGCAGTCCATCGTGAACCATACGACTGGTACGACTCCTACTTTGCCAATTGTGGTTTCGACCATGACCGTACAAGGTTCGACCTCGTTGCCAATCAGCTTCTCTAGCGGGTCTCCGACCTTCCGGGTTGGCGATGTGTTCACGATTGCCAATGTCTACAGTGTTAACCCGCAGACTCGTCAGTCTACTGGTTCGCTGCAACAGTTTGTGGTTACCACGAACTTGGACATCAGTTCCACGACCACTGGCACTCTGACCATCTCCCCGGCTATCTACACATCGACCAATGCGTTGGCTACTGTAGATTCGTTCCCGGTTGCGTCTGCTGCTCTGACGTTCCTTGGTGGCTCTGCTACCAGCTACCCGCAGAACCTGATCTACCACAAGAACGCTATCACGTTCGCCACGGCTGATCTGTTGCTGCCACAAGGTGTTGACATGGCTTCGCGTCAAGTCCACAACGGCATTTCGATGCGTATTGTTCGCCAGTACGACATCAACAATGACCGTTTGCCTTGCCGTATCGACGTTCTGTACGGGTACAGTGTCATTCGCGCTCCGATGGCCGTTCGGCTCTGGGGCTAAATCGTAACTTTTTAAGGAAAATATCATGGCTCTCCCTAACTCGGGTGGTGGATACCAATTCACCGATGGAAATCTTAACGAAATACCGATGTCTTCGCAGGCGACCCCGCAGACGGCAACGACTACGGCAACGCTGACAGCCGCGCAAGTGACGGGCGGCATTTTGGTCGGCACCGCAGGCACTGGCGCTGTAAGCTATACGATGCCTACGGCAACGGCAATTGATGCCGTGTTTACCAATGCCAAGGTCGGCAGCACGTTTGACCTTACCGTTATCAACCTTGGCACTTCGTCGGGCATCATTACGATGGTTGTTGGTACGGGCATCACGGCAGTCGGTAACTTGCTTGTTGCCATTACTGGCAGCGCCGCAGGTGTTGGTGCTGCTGGACAGTTCTTGTTCCGCAAGACCGGCGATGCTGCGTACACTGTGTACCGCGTAGCCTAAAAAATACGGGGGGCTAACTACCCCCCGTTTTTATATGGTCATATATCTCAAGCACCCCACGCATGGGGTCAAGGTCGCTATAGCGGAAGCAGAGGCCGAAGCCGATGAAAAGAACGGCTGGGTGCGCTACAATTTAGAAGCGCCGGTAAACGAATTGGAAGTGAAGCGCCGTAGGCGTCAATCTGAGGGATAGCAAACATGGCTACAACTGCCGGTGACCAAATCAACGGGGCGCTGCGCCTCATCGGGCAGTTGGCAGAGGGTGAGACTGCATCAGCCGCGACTTCCCAAGACGCGCTGATTGCGCTCAATCAAATGATCGACTCTTGGAACACAGAGCGGTTGTCGGTCTTCTCTACGCAAGATCAAATCTTTAGCTGGCCCCCAAATGTAATCTCTCGTACACTTGGCCCTACTGGTGACTTTGTAGGCAATCGGCCAATTCTGCTGGATGACTCCACCTACTTCCTCGACCCATCCAGCGGGATTAGCTTTGGCATCAAGATCATCAATCAGCAGCAGTACAACGGTATTGCGGTGAAGACCGTGACCAGCACCTACCCGCAGGTGATCTGGATCAACATGAGTTACCCAGACATTGAAATGTATGTTTACCCAGTGCCGACTAAGGTGCTGGAATGGCACTTTGTCTCGGTGGAGGAACTCACGCAACCCGCCACGCTGGCGACTAACTTGGCCTTCCCACCAGGCTACCTACGGGCGTTTAGGTTCAATCTAGCCTGCGAAATTGCTGCTGAGTTTGGCGTTGAGCCGCCGCCGCAAGTCAAGCGCATTGCAATGTCGGCCAAGCGTAACATCAAGCGCATCAACAACCCTGATGACATCATGTCGCTGCCGTACTCTATCGTAGGCACCCGGCAGCGGTTCAACATCTTCGCGGGGAACTACTAAAGATGTTAAACTCTAATGTACCCGCTCTTAGAGCCAGCACGTTCACCTTTAGCCAAATGCTTGCGTTTTTCTGCGTATATGGCTTGTGCGTGTTGGCAATTTTCGCGGTGCGTCAGCAGTTCAAGATTTTCCAGTCTGTTATCTTGACGGTTAAGATTTTTGTGATTGACTTCCAAGCGGCCTTGGATAACGCCATTAAACGCCTCCCAAATGCACCTATGAATCGGCCTATGCACATATTTTCCGTCTTTGCTGGGCGTAAAATAGATGTAGAAGTCAGACCCAATTTTGGTCTTGACAGGACGCGATTCAGCGTCTCCAACCCAAGTGTTTCCGTGCTTTATAGAAAACACAGTTGCAATGCTAGTGCTAAGAAATTCAGCCACCATTTTAAGTGTGGCTTTATCGTCAAGCATTTTTTTCGCCTCATTGACCTGCTGGGCGGTAAACTTTCGTCCACGTGCAATTCGGCGCACATTGCCAAAGTTGCTTATTTCGTACAATCCTTCATAGCCAAGAACTGCTTTCCAATCTTCCATAGTAAACCTCCAGTTGTGATGAATAGGAAGTTTACACCTATTTTTGTTGTATTGCAACCATGAAGTCCATTATACTTGGATCGTCCTATGTGGCCCGCAGCACCAATGCTGCGGACAACCGCATGGTCAACCTGTTCCCGGAAGCCACGCCAGACGGCGGCAAAGAGGCCGGGTTCCTCTCGCGCTGTCCGGGCTTGAGCCTGCTCGCGACTATTGGCGACGGCCCGGTTCGCGGCCTGTGGACGTTCAACGGCCTTGGCTATGTAGTCTCGGGTCAGGGTCT